CAAATTAAAAGTTTTTATTACGCAGAATACGTATAAGAAACACGCATTACATCATCAGCCTCAACAATTCCATCAATCCCAAGCCCGTTCCATCCGAGTTCAGTTCCAGAGGCTACTATAAAATCGACACCATAAATCTGTGGCCCGCCACCTATGATATCGAGCGTAGTATCTGCAACAGTAATAGGTGAATGAGCTAAATCAATATACTTATTTGAAATATGACCAGCATCAAGAGTAAGATATTCTATCGCATCCGCACCACCAACAGCAGTAATCTTATCATTCAACGCTCCAGAAATAGTATTAACTTCTTCTTGTGTGTAGTAATCAGTTGGAATTAATCCTGAGACAGTAGTAATTAAAGCATCCACCTCAGCTTCGGTGTAATATCTATCATCATGTGTATGCCCCACATCTGATTTACCATCTATTTCAGTTTGTAATGAGCCACTGATTGTAGAAATTTTTTCAGAAGACCATACTTTATTAGAATCTGGTGCTTCGTCATCACTGAACTTAACAGCAAGATCTGTTCCTGATACAGTTAAATTATTATCATCCCGTGAAATCCACTTACCAAAAATTTTTGACATTGTAAACCCTCCATTATTTTAATAATAACAAATCACTTCAATTATATCACCAACTTCTAATATTCCATCCCAATCCTTACTATCCCAACTAATTTTAGTTCCAGATACCGTGTAATCATAATCCTTCAAACCTTTTAGCCCCCCATAAACATGTAAATCCACACTATCATCTGTCTTTGGTGCTACTGATAAATCTATATATTTATGGTCTATATCATCACCATCTAATGTAAGTGTTTCAAAGTTAATTCTGTAGTACCTTGCATCACCACGTGCATCTGTGTGGTATTGTGGATGATCATCATTAGATAAACCAGTTAAATCACCGTGATCTGTAACTCCTCCTGCCCCACTAATTGTAATTGCACCACCAACATCATCGTAAATAACTGTGATGTTTCCAGCACCAGACATTGTTGTTATTAAATCTAAATTATCCGTTATTTGATTTTGTAATGTTCCAGAATAAGTAGAAAATTCTGACTTAGTTAAATAATCAATAATAGGTGTTATTTTTTTTAAAATGATCATAGTTTATTAGATCCCCTTAAAATAAAAAAAAACCAAAAATTATTACACAAACAGTAATTATGAGATAATATTGACCCTATTATTACTGTTGTTTTGGTGTAATTCTTGGTTATATTTTTTATTCACTGTGGTACCTTTTTACCCTTTATTACGATTTTGAAAATATTTAAATCTTCTTCTAAAGTACCAAAAATTGTTGGTTTAGTTACATTAGATATAATACTGAATCATCATAGTAATCTGATCCTCTAATTCTAATAAGTTGACCTAATAAACTTCCAGCCATGAAAAATACCTCCTAGATTTATTTTTTTAAAGCAGGAGGCACATATCAAATTACCTCCTCTGTGTTTCTAATTCGGTAACTCTTTTCTTTAAAATTCTACAAAGACTGTCTTTACCTGCTCTGGGTCGAGCTTCTGCCAAAGAATACTTCAGTAACTTTACATCGGTAACTTTAGGTATTATCTCTCTTGCTTTCCTAACAGATAAAGAAATAACTTCTTCTATAGACATGTTTTTTGGATTTACTTTGTCTATATCTATCTTTACTTCTTTTAATAATGTTCCATCATCGGCGGGGGTCTGGTCTTTTCCCAACACAATTTGCCACTTATCATCGTCCCTTAACTTTACAGTTCTAAGCCAACTGACAAACTCATTACCTTTAGGTAATTCATGTTTCTTACCATATTGATCATATAATTCATCTAATGGTATTTTACCTCCGGGCGCAACAGCTCTTTTCATAGCATGCAACCACATGGTAGATTTATTTAGTACATATCCTTCCATTTTCATTCTCCTTCTCTTAAGTGTTATTTAATAACCTTTTCCTAGTCTAAATTTATGTCATGATTCCTGTTAATTCTATCTATTAAATAGTGTAATATATTAGACAATCTATGTAAAACTATACCTATAAAAAAAAGATTGAATATTATATTATCCACAAAAATAAAAACATATGCAGAAAATAATCCAATCCACACAGATACACAATACCCACAATCAATTAAATCATGTAAAAATCTACTGAGTTTGTTCTGTCTTCTATCAAAAAAGAATTTTCTAATTGGACTGAATAATTCAGATTTAGTTATTATTTCAGTAATAGCTTCTGTAAATATAACTAAAAATAAAAATACTATTATAATTCTCAACATATGTTTGCCTTAAATCTATCCCACGCCATTATAAATGACGTGGGATCAATTTATTTTATAAACTTCTATCAATTACACCAAGTCCTATCATTCTACTATCTAAACAAGCAAAACCTAATTCGGCCCAACCGAAGAAGCCTTGTTTTTGTATTCTAAGCAATGTAGGATCATCATAAGCTTCATAATCTTTTCTAATAGGCATAACTAGAGAATCATTGACGCTCAAATCAAAACCAAGAATCTGTGTTTCTCCTAAAGAATTAATAGTTCCATCAGCATTAGTTTTATTTGGATTATCCAAACTATAATTATTAAACGTAACACCAGAAGCTAAAAATTTTCCATATTCAGAATCACTACTATTGATATTATACATACCGGTAGCTCCAAGATGTTGTACTTCATGGAGGCTAACATTCCAAATCATTCCCATACCAGCGGCTTGGAATATCTCTCTTCTAGTTACAGGATCAATATCTGTATCCGTCCATTCACGGATATCAGCAGCATCTTCAGGAGATACATAAAGATCTGTAAGAGTTCTACCAGTTCTCTTGAACCCAACTATCATCTTATTAATAAGTTCTTTAGAAAGATATCCGGCTCCTGTGGAAGCAGGATTGATCTCATAAATAGGAGCAGGTCTTGACCCTAATAACCCTTTACCTGAAAATGCTGACGTTGCCGCCGGCATAATAACTCGCCAACCACCATTCTGTTACTTTTATGACCTGAAATTATATTCAGGCGGCCAAAAATTTCTTTTTGGCTCTATATGTCTCCATATAGTCCAGAACATACCATCTACTCAGTGAGTAGCCACTTGGTGTTCGTTGAGAACTGGAGAAACTTTATGATGTATACATTTTGGTAATATGTCTTTTAATCTGTCAAAAAAACACAAATCTTTGATTATTTCAGTAAACACTATTCTATACTTATCCTTTTTTTCTTCTCTAACTGTTATTCTACTATTAAAAAACCTAGAACATATATCAGCTAAAAAATAAACTTCATCTTTAGTAAAATTATCTGTACATATTCTAATGCTGTTTTCACAAAAATTACCATCATCTCCTATTAAAACCGCCAATGACGTCAGATCAAAGTTTTCTTCTATGAATTTTTTTGGCAAAACCTTTACTCTATTTTTATAAAATAAATTATGTAATTTAGTTATATATGGATGAGTTCCTGTAGATATTGCACATACGTTTTGTATGTTATAATATTTCTTTCCACCTTTACCATCTGGCATTAAAGCTTTTTTTCCTCTGTCTCTATTCCACATATTAGCAGTAGTAAAAGGTTTTAAATTTCTGTGTTTCCATTTCAACCATCCAACTTGATCCAGTGCGTGTTCTTCCCTAAATAAAGCATTCTTCAAGTGACCTCTTTTTTCAAGGTGACCATCACCAAGTATGGAACCTATTAACAAACTTTTCTGAAAATCCGAAAAATCTGTTCGCTTTAAACTCCCATATATATGCTTAGGTTTTTCAAATTCTATTTCATGTTTTTTTAATGACGCCATAATAGTTTGTACCGATTCTCTTAATAAAACTGCTGTTTCAAATATATTACCATTATATGTATTTTCTAATGTATCTTTATCTACTATCATAAATTCTCCATTTCTGCTGATTTTCTCTATCTATAAGATTTTTACTGTCTAATGACTAGTACTTATAGCTTAACAAGATGTTCCAGCATATTCGTGGTTTGCTTAGTATATTACTATACTAAGGAGCATGTATTTTTACTCTTCTTCATAATTGGCTAAATCCTTAGCTGCTCTAGCTGCAGCTCTCTGTGGTATATCAATACGTGAATCTCTAGCATAAGTAATTTTCCAATCCGCAGATGCATCGATGGTAAATGTTGGGATATATACTTCTTCCCCGATACCCTCGATGAAATTCTGGGCCACATATCCTAGACCCGGTAATACCCAAACTGGGATCTCAAAATCTTCGGCTATGGGATACACCTAAATAGCCAAAATATTTCATACCTTATGTTACCATAAGGATTGGACTCTATCATCACCTTTCGGTGTTTCGCGTATTAGTCTCTGAGGTATCTTTATAGTTAAAATTATGATTAAGATATTTTACTTGTTGTACAATATTCCATATCTCTTTTGTATTAAACCTATTGGCTTTTTTAATTTCAAAATATTTTAACATTAGTTCTAATTGCTTTTGTTTTGCTATTAATTCACCATTCAACAAACACAATATTCTTTCCAAAGGCTCATAACTCTTAACAAATATATTATAATGAAATTTTTTCTTATTTCTGCCCGAACGTTTTTTAGCTTTAGATTTAGTTGTTCTGTCTTGATATTTTATATCTAATTTATCAAACAATTCGAACAGATTATATTTTGTGGTATCTGATCCAGTAGTTATATCTAATGTTGGTATTATGCGTTTATTTTTATCTACAACAAAACATATAGATCCATCACCATCAACCATGCCGGCTAACCAAGAAATTGTACTATTTCTATATCCAGCATCATAATTATAATTAAGATTCAATTCTACAATTTTATCATACAATTTTTTTTGGTGATCTGTATATGGGGTATTGTTTTGTTTCCACCCCAGTTCATTAACATAATATAACCTATCTTCACAAAACTCTTTAATAATATCTAATTGAGGTCTTCTTACAATGCAATATCCTTTAATTTTATCAGCAAAATCTATACATTTTGATAAACGCTTTATAGTAATTTCTTTTTTGTCTTTACCAATAGTAGCTTTACGATATGCTATATGGTGATTTATATTATATTTTTCCAAATAATCATGGCATGCTTCAATTAAGTTAAATCTTGTGTTACTAAAAGAAATAGTAGGTCTTAATTGTAATTTACCTCTTGGAAAAAATCTGTGAATATAAACACCAAAATCACTGTCTACCAAACCAGCAAAATAATTATCATTAACTATAAAGTTACCTGCATGATTGTCCATAATATCCTCCTTATTTTCACGTTAGCAGTAAAGGACGGCTTTGGAGTTTCCAGCATATAGCGAAATTTTAACAGGCCGTGCGTCCAGCCTGCGCGCCAGGGGCAAGTCTTTCGACCGCGAACAATTGACGCATAATTGATTCCAGTTCAATTTTCTGCAGAATTGGAGTTGTCAAAGCTGCAGCAAAAGCTCTATAAGCAGCAAGCCCTTCCTGTGTCTGAATCTCAGCAGTAGCTCTAAAAAGATCCATCATTTCTTGTCTATCCATAATAACAACTCCTCCTCATTATCTTTAGTTTCGGAAGCACTGTTTTGTGCTTTAATCCGATTATAAATTTATTTATATTAAAAGTTTAATTCTAATTGGATACAATGTGGTATTCTGACAATTCGCAGTAATCTTAGCAATACTAGCACCTTTTACTACTTTAGCTACATTAACATTACTATCTACAGCATACTCACCATTATAATCAGTACCATTAGAAGCTACATTACTATTAGTAACTTTAGCCTGATCACCCGCTGGGTATAAAGATACCCCAGGCAATAATGCCGCGGATGGTACATAATTAGCATAAGCAGTAGTAGTACCACCAGTACCTTTAGCAGTATAGTGTACTGTATCCCAAATTCCAAGATGTGCCACACCCAAAGGTGCTTCTTTAGTACCATTAATTGCACCAGCACTATAAGAAGGTTGTGCAATAACATCACTGGAACCTAAATCACCATTCATTACAAAACCTGCTGGGTGTACTGAATGATATCCAGTTTTAACCTTTTGCATAGCAAAACCAAAAGGTACTTTAGCCCCAGCATCTCCAGCAGCATGATCAAGTTTTATTACAATAGCTTCTTGATTAGTAGCTGTACTATCCAAATACAAAACTGAGCCTGCATAACAAAGCACACCACCAACGCCAGTAGCGTCACCAGTTTGAGCTGCATAAGCACAGAATTGGTTTTCTACAACAGGATGTCTAGGTATAAACATATCCGTCTTCCTCCTTAATCATTCTTTTTCTTAATCATTAAATTAGCCATAGCTTTTCCCATACTCTGATATTTAGATTTCATATCCTCTGAAGGAAAAATTTCAAAATTAAGAGCCGCTGAAACAGCCTGGCCGGGATCTACTTTAGCAGGCGGAACCTGTGGGTTTTCTTCAGAACCTTCTTCAGCTCCTTCTTCGGCACCTTCTTCGGCACCTTCCTCGGTACCTTCTCCGTCACCTTCCTCAGCACCCTCTTCGGCTGGCGGAACTTCTTCACCAGCACCTTCTTCAGCACCTTCTGCTGGGGGTTTTGATTTGGAAAGCTCGGCAATTACGGCTTCTCTAATAGAAACTAATTCATTTTTATAAGATGCAAATTCTTCGTCAGACATTTCTCTGACTTTAGATGACTGAGCCTCTGTATCAGAAATTACTCCGGCTTTTTTAAGCTCGGCTACTCTGAGTTCGGTGGCCCTATCCTTTTTCATTTCTTCTAAGGCACTTTCTGATTCTTCAGCTTTTTGTTTTACTTCCTCCATCTCTGCTCTGGCTGCCTCAAGCTCAGATTCGAGAGTTTGGATAGTTTTTTTAGCTTCAGAAAGTTCTTCACTGATTTCCGAAACTTCAGTATTATTTGTTTCAAGAGAAGTGGTCAGTTCATCAATAGTGACCGCTGCTTTATTTAAAGCATCTTCAGTTTGTCTACGGATCTCAGCATCTTCCTTTTCAGAAAATATCTTAGCCACTACAGCTTCGACATCACTCTTCAATTTTTCATCCATCAACCATTACCTCCTATATATTTTTGTTCCAATATACAAAATAATTATACACTTTACGTACCAACCTGAAATGTTCCCATATTCTTAGGAATTTTGGATTTAATTCCTTTTCCTAAAACAAAAATACACGTATAATTAAATTAATATTTAGAAACCAGATATAAAAGCTTTTTTAATTATGGTAAATCTGCTCTAATATTATCTTTACTCCATGTACCGCAATAAATACCTTCGATCACTGGATCAACACCGAGCGCAAATTTAACATCAACTTTAGAAGATCCATCATTAGCGCCGGCAGTTGTACAATGAAATGTAAGTGTGTTTGCTGTAGTGTTTTTAGTAATATAAAACGACCCTGCATTCCAATTAGGTGTTGCTGTAACATTAGCATATGTAGCTAAATCAAAACCATGGAATTTAACACCATCAGCAAGAACAATACTTGTAATACCAGATGCTACTACAAACTCATCGGCCCAAAAAAATGGATATGCATGGTTATTACCCATGTTTCTCCAAATAACCTTCAAATTA